GATCTTACCAACTACAGGATGATCCTTCAATGCTTCTACCTCTTCCTCCATTGCAGAGTAAACATAGTAGAAGTTAGCATAGAGTTTACGATACTCTTGTGGATCTAATACACCACGAAGAAATGAAGCAACGAACTTGGTGTTCTCTGCTGCTGAGTGAGACTCTTTAGTCCCTTGTTTAATTTGTGCTGCAAAATCTGCGACTGCCATGATTAATCATCAATATATTTTCTTGGGTTAGACATACCTCTAACATACTCAATTGCCTGATCTCTTAATAGCATCAAGTCATCCTTGCATCCTTGATTATATGCACAGGATCTTAAAGCATCATCAGGTTTATATAATGACTCTAATAATAGAGTTCTAGCACGATCCCATGATTCATATGAAGAACTTGGTTCGACTGACATTTGATCCTTAGATGGCATTTGAGTATATTATAAGTGTTCTTGCAATTCAATAGGGTTTGATTGTGACACTTGTTTCGGTGTCTGACCAAACCCTCCTCTTTCTTCTCTTCGTGTAGAATCCAATGTAGATTGGAGACTACGCAATTCTGATTTCATCTTATGCAATTCTTCATCAGTGTAGAGAAACCCATTGGTTTCACCTGCCTTGACACATTGCTTAAGAAGTTTTGCTTGTGCTTTTAAAGCACTGGATTCTTCCCAGAAGTAACTACTCATTCGTCTACCATCTCAAACTCATCTATATTTTGTGCAGGAAGTAAATGTCCTCCTATCTCATATATATGTTCTCCGTTAACAGAACCTTTGTACTCAAGTCCATTAAGAGAGCCATACTCTCGTATGGCTGCTTGGATCTTATAGTGCATCAGTTGTCCTTTGTCAGGTACTTTCATAATATAATGCCTTTGTTTTTATATGCTATCGCATCAAATTGGATTTGTCAAGCTGTTGGATCATCATTTACATATGGGATTGTTCCATCTGGTTTGACCACGTATGCATAGATCCTATGGTTGACATCTGGTAAATTCTTTGGTTGGGGAAACCATTCGTGACAAGCATCAACTGCCTGTTGTTCTGTGTCAAAGATATAAAATATATCTTCAGAAGCAAATATCTCATCTATTTCTGCCTCTGGTATAATCCATTGTGGATTGCCTTCAGCATCATTATCAGTATAATATGCTTTAACTGTTGTCTTCTGATCAGCAGTCAAATCTGAATACTTATGATTGTCTACAACCATAATATATTTCTGTTGTTCTTTAGCAAGTAAAGCAACAATATCATATATGTTCTTTGGGTTTAATGATACCAATGCCATTATGATCCTCCGTTCTCAAGTTGTTCTAGTATAGTATCTAAGTTTGTGCTTGCATTAGAATCATATATTCTTGATACAGGCATAGAATCAATAGTCTCTGTACTAATAGCAATAGAGAGATATGTTAATATTCTATCAGAATACTTTCTATAAACACTCTGATTTAAAGTAAAGAAATGGTTGATTGTATCTTCCAAGTAATCATAACTATCACCAGCAGTAAATGTAGCACCAGTTAGAGTAGCATTTAAATTTCCTGTTACTCTGTTATTCAATGTAACTGATGTACCATCAATTTTAGTAACACATGTGTAGTCTGGTAATACTATCACTCCATCACTTTGTGTTCCTTGAGCACTAATTGTTACTCCAACACCAGCAGCAAGTTTTGTAACATCACTTGCATTTGTAATAACTGTGCCACCATCAGTAGAACCAGGATCATTCGCTGCCTGATTACCATTATCAATCACTTGTATATTACCAGTGAATGTACCTGCAACTGATTTCCTCTGCTTATATTTTGTTGGTGTTATTGGTAACTTAACTTCAACAGCAACAACACCTTTCTGTCCTAATGGTGCTGCTTCGGTAATATCTCTTAATTTCTGACGGTATGTGACCCACTGTGCTTTCTCTTCAGCAGTTAATGGTGCATCAGCAGTTTGTGTCCAATCACTATCAAGCAACAGGAACTTCCTAATCATTATAAGTTTGTTCCAGTTTACATAATTATCCTTAGCATACAATGATGTTAATGCTTGTTCTAAATTATAATCCTCAACCTCACGATAGTCAGTATATTTTCTATCTAACTTTTCCCACAACTCATCTAATTCAGCACTTGTAAACTGATTAGTATCTAACTGATAGGATGACCATGAATATACACCAGTCTTCTGGTTACGAATATTCTTATTCTTATTAATTACTGTAGCACCAGCTTTGTATCTGATATATGATTCTAATTTATCACGATCAGAGTCCCAAACTGGATAAAGTATAGGAACAATATCACTAGTCCAGAAGTCATCATTAATGGCTTTAGTAACACCATTCTTTTGAATCGTTCTGTCTAGAGCATTAACATATAATGCTACTTCTTGTCCAGCCATGTTTGCCATATTATTGTACCTTAAGAGCCCATCCTGTCAATATGTATTTATCTTGTGTGAAAACTGTATTGCCACGATGAACATGTGTCAAACCAGCAGGAAAGATACACATCATCCCTTGCTCTGGTTTAATTCTTCTCTTCTGATAGAGGAATTCTGTTTCAGCCTCACCATCAGGCATATCATTTAAGTATATAGTCCACACTAACTCACGTTGTGCAGTTTGGTGTGAAGCATTTTCATAATGCCATTCATGGTATCCACCTGAAGGTGGAGTTTTTTGTCCTTTAACAGTGTATGACATCAACTTCACATTTAATAGTTGACTATACTGCATACAATAATGTTTAAGACAACACTTCAAGTAACCATTAACTTGATCTGTCAGTTGTTGGTCATAATCTTGTAGAAATACTTGATCATCACCTCTTCCCATTCTTCTATTAGGAAACTGACTATCTCCATCACCAATGCCACTTGTATTAGTGGAATGATTTAATATATTATCAATTTTATCTATGACATCTTCACAAAGTTGTTTTGGTACAAACTTTCTCCAGATGCCAATAAAGTCATCAAACTCTCCAACCATCTTGTCGATTGGAAAGATAAATTGTTCATTCATAATTAAATCGCTTTTATCAGATATTTTACCCTATGGTATCTAGTAATCAATGGAATGTTGTTTTCTGGAGACGCAATAACTGATGTTGTTATTGGAGTTGATGAACTCATTGTGAATTTACCATCACCTGCTAACATACTAGCATCAGTTGGTGTGATTGTTGTATCTATTTGATCAATACCACCAATTAAACTACCACTAGCAGGAGTAAATACTTGATTAGTTTCTTCATCATAGAATAGATGAATACCTGCTAATCCATAGTTATCTTCAGCATCATTATTATTATCATCTTGTCCAGCAGTTCTGTTCTGTCTTAAGAATAGATAGACATTATTCTGTCTAATATTATTTCCTTCTGGTAATGCTATATTATAGAAGTCCCAGTCATTAGAAGTGGTACTTGCAGGAACAATAGTGTTTAACAATGTGGTAGTATTACTTCCATCCACCTGCCAGTATACCATAAGATCCTCTTCTGGTATAGCCCCTCCATTAGAACCATTACCTCTGATAACTGTAAATCTCATATTATTTACATTGGTCAAATTAAAGGGACCAACATAGTATTCTCTTAAATTGTTCGCTGAACTATCTCCAATCCAAGGCAAATATTTTGTTACAATTCCACCATATGAAGGAGCACCAGCACCAGCATTGATAGCAAATTTATCACTAGCAGTAGATCCTGGTCCTGGGACTGTCTCTACCATGTCATCATTGGTTGATGTCTGCCATATATCACCATCATATGCTGAACCTGAAGGAACACCTGCTGGATCACACAAATAATACTTACCTTGTGGAATAGAAGGATTACCTGGAGTTGTTCCACCTCCTTCACTACCAGCATATCTAACTTTAATATAACCATTAGCACCATCTTGTGCTACACCACCACCGTTACCTGGAGATTGTAGACCAGCAGTTACAGCAATATTCTTTCCTACTATTGTTACAGATGCACTAGCACCCTGACCACCGCCACCACCATTATTACCATATAACTCAACATTAGCAGAAGCAAAGATACTTACATATCCATCTTGTCCTGGTCCTGGTCCATTTCCTGACCATGTTGCAATACACATATCTGATCTGTATGCAGAATCTCCTCTTGCTCCACCAGATCCACCACCATTACCATTGTGACCAACACCAGCAGTTCCACCAATTCCACCGTTGGCAGCTCCGTTTGGACCGCAACCGCCTCCACCGCCTCCACCACCACCAGCAGTACATCCACCTTGGGTTCCGTCAGCACCATTAACAAAGTCCATCGCAGATGTCAAAGAGTGTAGGTTAGTACCTGCTGATTGACCATCACCACCAGCGTAGCAACCATCAGTAGTTCCACCACCGTTGTAACCACCACCTGATCCACCGCCACCGCCTCCACCGCCAGCACCGACAAATACGTTACCGCCGTTGAAATAGACACCAGTAGCACCACCACCTGCTCCACCTGTTGCACCATTACCCCATGCACCAAGACCAGAGTTACCACCAACAGCAGGTCCATTACCACCAACTGAACTAGCTCCTCCAGATTCATTCTCCATTCCAGTACCATTAGCATAACCACCTCGGACGTTCTCTCCTGCTTCACCTGCTCTACCAATTTGCATTGTGATAGTATTAGGAGTGGATCCTAATGTTGCTGTAATTAATGCACCATTAGTTCCTGTTCCACCAATAGCACTACCATCACTAGGATTAGCTGTTGAACCTGGTGGATTTGTTGATCCTGCTTCACAACCAGAGTTAGCATTGGGGTTACCATTACCTCCACCAGCACCTGCAACTGTAAGAATAATAGTTCTACCAGTCTCACCAGGCACTAGTGCTGGATTAGTCCATGTATCATTAAATGCAGTGAATGTTTGTGTTCCTAAGTCAACTACATCAGTAAAACTATTTGCTCTACCATCACCACCAGTTGTTAATGGTTTAGGTGTAGTTCCTGTATCTCCTCCACCATTTACCTCACTTAATTCTGTACCAGTAGTACCACCAGTATCTCCATCTGCTCCTGTTTGATTGTTACTAATAACAAACCAATCTTCATTATCTAATGATATTGGATATGAAAATGCTCCTCCAGATCCTCCAGCACCACCACTATCTCCAGATCCTCCTCCATCTCCACCATTTGATGTGATAGTATATGTTGTACCATCTACAGTAAACGTGGCATAAGCAAAACCAGCATCTGTACCAGCATTATCACTGTCTCCACCACCTCCACCTGGAGCCATTATAGTTAAATCTATCTGTGTTACTTCCCCTGAACTAGCAGGAACTGGGTTCAAAGTAATAGTTCCTGGTGTAGTTCTTTCTTCCTCTTGGAATGTAACTCCTGTTCCTGGATTAACTATAACTGTTGCTTTACCACCAACTACTGTCTGTTGATTGATAGCATAAAATCTTGGTTGTGGAGTAGAAGTAACTTCTTCAAATGTTCCAGATGCTAGTTTAACTATTGGATTACCACCAGCAGGACTTGTACCAGGTGGATTTGGTTGTGAATCTGATGTTGGATCATACTCAAATCCTTGAGTAGATAAACCAGAATTCAATACTAAGAAAGATCCATTATATTCTCCTGGAGTTGCACCTTGAATAGTAATCCAATCTCCAGGATTATATCCATGAGGTTCTGCTGTTGCAACAATACACTTATCATTAGGAGCATCATAAGTAATACTTGTTATATTGATAGATGGAGCTGATGTAACATTCCATTTCTTTGGATCACCACCATCATCTAAACCAATACCATCAGTATTACCATAAGTTGCCATGTTACCATCATTTAACATAGTAGCAGACAATCCATGAGAGTGTCCTAATGCTACTCCACCTGAAACAGATGGTTCAAATGGTATAACATTTGATCTTGATTTAGTATAGATCACACCATACTTATCAGAAGGTGATCCACCAAATTCAACAGCCAATGACTCATCTGGTTCTGATGATAATATATTATGGTAGTGTTCTATTGGTCTTGAGAATATATGATCATCAATTGGACCAACAGTTGTTGAAACACTTCCAGTAATGAATGTAGATATATCAGCTTGGATGCCACTATATCCAGTTGTCTTAACGTTACCTATATCAAAAAATATTCCACCATTTAATAACTGGTTCTGTGCAATATACCAAGAACCACCAATCTGTCCAACTGTATTACTTAAACCATCCTCTACTGTAGCAGATCCTAAACCGTCTACTGCACCATATCCTACAACTACTTTATCTCTATAATCTGGTAAGAAGAATGTTCCAATACTACGTGGAACATCTCTGGTATTAAAACTCTTGAATAATGTAATATTAGGATGAACACCAGTGGTAAAATCAACCGTAAACTGTGGTAATGTTGCAGGATCTACTCCATTTGTTTGTCCAGGTTCAGGAAATACTATCTCATAACAGAATTCATTTGCACCAACCTGTGCTGTAACATTTTCTGTTGGTTCTTTAGTTAGATAATAATTATTAAATGCAAATACACCTGGTCCTATTGATCCAAATCCCACACCAACACCAAATTGAGCACTAATTTGAGAACCAGATCCAGTAAATGAATTACTAAGAGCAATACTAAAGTTTGCTGCATCCTTACTTAAAATAGTAGTATTAACTGGAAGTGTTACTGTACCATTATTTCCCATCAATTCTACTACATCACCAACATTCATCTTATTAATATCTGTTGATGGTATATCAGTTACATTTGGTGATGAAGCAGAAATATTACCAGTAAATGTAGTTGTTTGTGCTACAAATCTTACAGATGAACCATAAGGATATGGCATCTTTGATACTGCTGCTATACCAGGATCTCTGTAGAAATTAAAAAATGCTTTATCATTAATCCAAAATAATTTTCTTGCTCCACCAGCAACTGATGCTTGTCCTGGAGAATAAGTTGTATTACCACCGTAAGTATTACGAACTGCTTTGTATAGTATAGGATAATCTCTGATATTTAATTCTCTTCCATCACAATAAAGATATCCTTGATGTGAATACTCTTCTATCTCATTTCCTGCACCAGAATTTACATCAACAAGAACAGGCAAAATAGTGCCAGGTGGTTGATGTTGACCTCCCTTATCTTGGTAATAATTCTGATATTTATTGCGGTATGTGACAGTCATTAATACTTAATTAAGAATTCCTGGACGATATAAGGTTGAATAAATTGATCTGCTTTATTCTCAGTATTAACACTAATGCTAATAGTCGATTTCAAATCAATAGCAGGTATAAATGCTGGATTTGTATTCACTACATATGTATGCTCTGTTGCTGAAAAATTAACAAAATGACGATGCATACCATCATTACCAGTAGCTTCAGTTTGATTAACAACGTTGTTAATAGCACCATAGTAACTGTCTTCTGTACTATCAGCAAATCCATCGTAAGGTACGTTTGGATCTGTATAGTTAGGAGTCAAAGTTATAGGACCAGTTCTTGGTTGAGCAAGATAACCACCTAACCAACAACCTGGCCAACCTATTCCTTCACATTTTACAGCAACAGTTCCTGTGTATGTAATAGTACCATAGGTATATGATTCTAAAGAACCAGAACTACCACCACAACCACTATTCTGTCCACTCCAAACTGGCCACTGTCCATTATATCCTGTTGGTATCAAACATTGATTAGAAGATAAAAATTCACAACCACTAAAACATCCAGCATAATATGTTCTTCTACAACCACCAGCAGATTCTGATTGTGTTACTGATGCCAATCTTTGTCTAGTTGCTTGTAAATAACATAAATCCTGTCTAGTATTCTCTGACCATTCTTGAATACACAGTGTAGATTTCCTAGTGTATGAGTTTCTACCAAACATTGCAAATTCATTACCAACACTAGATGCTACTCTAGTTCTAGTTCCATCATGGAAGTGAGCATGTGGCATGATTGCAGTTTGCAATACATCTATACTTTCTGTATAGTTACCAGTAGTTCTAGTAAAACCTGGTTGACCAGTTATCTCAATACTTTGTGCTGGTAAGAAAAATGATCCTTGATATAATATTTCATAAGATGTTCCTATATTACTCTGAACATCTAATCCAACACCAGATTTTGTAATAGTATTGGGTGGATCATTATCATCTTCAATATAAAGATCAATAGCATCTCCTAAGTTCGCTCCACTAGATGCTCTTATCTTCTTAGATCCTAAATCTGGTACTTGAAATTGATTATCAAGTAATGTTTGAGTTGGTTTTCTATATCTACAAAGTTGTCCAACTCCTAATATCTCTGCCAATTCTGGAAATACTTCAGCAGAATATATTCCACCATCACATCTTAAGTATCCAGCAGGTAATTCATCTTTAGTATTCTGATCATCTGGATCATTAGATGTTAACTGTTTACTCCAATTTAAAATTGTGCCAGTGGTAGTACCTACCTTTGATTTTTCTCTTTGATAGAATACTGCCATTAGTATGCCCTCATTATAATAAGAGTAGTTAGTGACGGAGTATTTGGGTTAACTTGAACACTTAATGCCTTATCAACACTCACTGGAGATATAGTTCCTGTCGTCATATTATTTATGAGCACAGTACTAGGAACTCTCATCTGACCTTTATTCATACTCACATCAATAGTGAAATGATTATGAGATCCAAACGATTCAGAATTCCATACGTCTGCCTGATGGTTCAATGTAACTGGATAAGGATATAATTCTCCAGCACCAGCAGTTCCACCAGTTCTTGCTATATCTACATCACTACCAGAACTATAATGGTTTCTTCCTCCCATATATGATCCTGCTGGTGGAAATGGAGCTGTTACTGCTGGCATCTGTTGGTTAATGATACATGTATTTGGATCATTATAACTACCATTATTCAATGGATCTCCAGTATTAGCATAACCTGGGACAACTCTAGAAGTATTAGGAATTACAGGAACATCAGTTACAGAGTTTGTAAAATCTCTCCATCCTGACATGTCAGGTAAAGTTTGACCAGCTTCATCATACCAAGTAACTCTTGCTGTTCCTGGAAGAAATACATCAGCATTAGATTCATTAGGGTTAATTGCTACTGCACTAGCAGTAGTCCACTCTGCGTCCTGAACATCATAATTTCCTGCTTCAAATAATCCTACATAACCACCTGCAACAATTGTAGATGGATATTTATCATTTTCTGGTTGTGCATGACTATGAGATGGAGTATGGTCAACACCTAGTTTTCTAGGAATAACTCTAACCGTATCAAAATATACAGGATCTTGAATTGCAAGACCTGTAACCTTACCTGCTAATTCACCATCAGTTTCAATGGAAAAATTAACATCAACATATGATACAATATTAGTCAATGGAGAAGCATCAGCACCATTCTCTGTAACATATTGACCTATAACTGCCATATCTTCTGGTGCAACTCTTGATGATTCAATATCAACAAGTGCAGTCTGATTTAGATTTGGTAGTGTAAACAAATCAGTATCTTCATAAGCAGGATAACTATTTTGTATTCCTACTGGTGGACCACCTGAAACTTGAAATGGACCATATGTATTACCTAATAATTGTGCAAGCAATGGATATTCATTTGCTCTAAGTGTTTGACCACTGCACACAATCCATCCTTTAGGAATAGCATCAACAGTTAATGCCGATGAACTGGAAGATCCAGTCCAAGGCATTATTGTTCCTATAGGAGAAACTTTTGATGATTTTATCCTGTTATAACTTGCCATCTATTAAACCTCCATTAACCACCAACCAAGAACAGAAGTTGGAATACCAACTTGATTATTACTATCAGTAGGTCCGAGATATATCAGAGCAAATGCAGCATTTGGAGTCTGAACAACCAATTCACCTGAAGGATATGGTGTTAACCTATCGCCAAGTAATGTTCCTGTGTTATCTCCTTGTATTGGAGTTCCAGAAGACTCAGGTGTTCTTAAGACCAAAGTTGTATTGTAACTCAATTGTCCACCAACCTCAACTATCCTTACGACATCTCCTGTTATAGGAGCAGCTGGTAGTGTTAGAATTAATGTAGAAGTAGATTGAACATTGACTGTGTATACAATGTTAGCAATCAACTGTAAATCAGCTTCTAATGATGCAGATGATAGGTAACGTGTGTGTCTACCACCAGTTGCAGTGTAGAAGTTAGTAACACCAAATGAATCTATGGAGTTATCTTGCTTAACAGCGAACTTCTTAGTTCCATTAGGACCGAGATTCTGAATGGAAAGTTGTTCAAATGTAGTAGAAGGATTTGCCTCTGCTTCACCACTAATTGTGAATGACTTCTCAGTACCAGAATTACCTAAGTTATCAACAAAGAATGATGGAGTGTTATTATCTGGGTTGAGAATAACGTTCTCTGGGTCACCACCCTTGAATAGATAGAAGTCACCTCGTGATACAACACCAGCGTGCCATGTCATCAATCCAGAGTGATCAGCGTGACCATCATCATTGATGAATGAGAACATTCTAGTCTGATTAACAGAGTCAAAGATCTCAATACTACCACCAAGCATTCTTAGATCTTCAGCAATATGAAGACCACCAGTTCTAAATGGAATAGCACCATCTCTAACCTGCTCATTCATCACTGACTGATGAACTACTCCCTCTAATCTACCTCCAACAGCACACCAGAATACAGAACTGCCAGTTGCATCAGCGAACACAACCCAGTTGAGATAATCAAGTTTCTGTTGTACAATATATCCTCTATCAATAATAGTAGAGTTATATGTGGAAGAAGCACCAGACTTAACTCTAGTTCTCTGTTCAGAATCAATTACATTAGCAAACTCACTATGCTTGAGTAATCTTCTAACAACGTTGCCACTTGCAAATACTGCATTATTAGGATCAAATGGTTTGTCAGTATATAATCCATCTCCTGCCTGTTCAATAACAATTGTTGGATTAGCACCTGTAATTATTTGAGTAATCTTACCAACAATGAAGTCACCGATACCAGTTGCAGCAGCAGTTGTAGTACCAACAAATACTATATTATCGACTGCGAATGCTCCAGATCCTGTACCAAGACTATTGACTGGAATCTGAACTGCACCACTTGAACCTTGAGCATTACCATTGACTGTTGTGCTAGGACCACCAGCAGTATCAATCATTGGATCGAACCAGAAACTATACATTAATGGAATAGAACCAGCATCAAATGCTGTCTCTATAGCAGCAGTATTAGTGTAAGTAGTTACTCCATCACCAAGAGAAGCAAATACTAGATCTAATCTACCATAATGTGTTCCGATATGAGTTGTACCAGTACATGTATCAGTCTCGAATGTAGTAACATCGTTACCGTTATTAAGTACGAACTTCTCATTTCTCTCTGCTTCATATGTTGTGTTAGCAGCTTGTGCTCCACCAACAGGTTCACTCAACCAAATCTTATTATTAGCAGTATCAATATGTGTAATGTAAGTATCATGTATAACTGTCTGTGGAGACTCATTAGTGATATTCTTAAGATAATCACCAACTGCTATGTCAGCAATTGTCTTATTAGCAGTTGTAACAACAACGTTAGTAAGGAAATTATTACCAGCAGTAGAATCAGCAGTAAATACAATCTTATTAAGAGTACCACAACCACCATCTAGTGTTAATGTACTGTTAAGTACAAGACCAGATCCAGGAATTGCAGGGTTACCAACCTGAACTGCACCAGTTACAGAGTTAACCTCAAATACTGTTAGATCAGGATTACCACAGTTAGTAACTTTAAGTGTTTGAACCTGTTGATCAAGTTGACTGACAACTCTAATAACCTCACCTACACTTGGTGCAGCAGGGTCACGATCAATGATTACATAATCAGAAACTGTAAGTTCTCCACCAAACTCAGCAAGATATACGTTATCTTGTGGTCCAGTATTGTCAAGTGCTTGTTCTGTCCATGTAGAATCAAACTGAACATTAACCTTAAAGATAGGTGTATTATCAGGATGATTATCTAATTGAGCAGTAAATGTTCCAAATGGTTGACGCTTAACCTTCAAGTAGTAAGGAGCAACTGCTGTTCTTGTTAATTCTACAACCTGAACTATTTCAGGATGTCCACTACCAGATACAGCACTGTTAATAATGATATAATCATTTTCACTGAAGTATTGATCACCATTAGCAAGAACAGGTTGTTGTGCTAAAGGTAGATAGAATTCATCAGTACCAGTTAATGCAGGTAGATCCTGTGGTTCAACCACTGGGTTTCCACCAAGACCAACTTTTGCATTCTGGAAGAATGAACCACCCCAGTTTCCTTGACCAGCAGTATCAACTTCGTTGTATCCAGGATCAGTGATACCTAGAACAATTACGTTAAGAATATCAATATTCTTGTTGAATACTGTGGATGAAATTATTCCATCATCATGATTATCAATAGCAGATCCTAACTGTCCTCTTTCACCAACGAATGAGAAGGAAGCAAGTCCACCACATAACCACATATCACCAAGGAACTTAGCAGATGCCTTGACTTCAAGTTGGTTATTAATAGTTGTCTGACCACCTTGACCAGCAATATTGATCTCAGATGCATTGGTAGCAAACTGAATAGTGGAAGGACCACCTGAATTAGAGAAGAAGCTAACTTCACCTGCATTACTGAATAGATTTACACTTTCGTTAGTAGTTCTTCTATATCCTAACCATGCATCTCCATCAACCTTAAGTGATTTAGATCTTACTCTAGTATATGATAAGGACTCTGAACTATCCCATGAACCACCAATATCAACCTTGGTGATTGTCTGTGCTCCATCTGATGCACGATTGTCTGGTGTAGTACCAATCAATGCATTGAAATGCTCAGATGATGTACCAAGAACAAAGAACTGATCAGTTGTTCCTTCATCCATGATTCTCATGTACTGAAGGTTCTTACCAATCTCTAGTCCCTTACTGTTACTCTTATCAAGAGCACCACCAGAGAGTGCTAAAGTACCAGTAAATCCAGCATCATTAACGAAGTTGAATCCACCTGTTGTAATAGAGGTTCTGATTTCAGCAGTGTTTGAAGTACCACCACCATTAACATCTATATCACGCTCAAACTTAGCATCTTCAGTAAATCTGGAATCACCCTTGACTACCAATGCTCTGTCTAATTCAGCATTAGTTGTGTTAATACCAACCTTACCATCATTATTACCACGACCACCTTCTGTGATTGCTACTTCTTCAGTAGAAACACGTAGTGCTGCTGCCTCTGCATCAATTTCTAATTTAGTATCGAGATTAGCATTGTCTTGATAACCAACTACAAGAGCATCAGAAATTCTATTCTTCTCTCTGTCGTTGTATGCAGTATGATCTAAGTAATCTGTTGTGCTACGACCACTGATATATGCATTACCAATTACATCTAAGTTAGCACGAGGTGTTGTTGCATTAGATACAAATCCGTTAGCATATGCATCATGTGCTGACCTTGTAATGGTATTAATACCAAGTTTGTAGTTACCAATAGACTCAGATTCTGTCCTCAATGCCTGAGAACCAAGTACACCTACTTCCTTCCAATCAGAGTTAGAGAACTCAATAGTTGGAACTGGTTGACCGCCTGGTGTACTGTCTACTATTCCACCTGCACCGTTCCAAAGTTCGGTAGCATTAGTAATAGGATCAAATACTTGGAACTCAACCCAGTTATTTGTAGGAACAAATGTGGATGGTAATACCGCCCAAGCACGATTAAGAACTGGCTGATAGTAGAAGTCATTAAGTTTAATCTGAGAACCAGATGTAATACCTCTTCCTGGTAGATCCTCGTTAGCGATATCTAATCCAGTATTAGCATCTCTCCAAGTAAATCTAACAACATTACCATTAAAGTTAATGCTTAGTATGTTACTTGCAGGAACTGAAGTGAAGTAGTTAGAGAAGATCCATCCAAGAGAACCAGACTGATTAACTGATGAACCCTTAAGTAGAATATCTCCTGGTGATGGAATAACACCATCATATGTGACAAACTGCTCAGAAGCGATTCTAGTACCACCACCAGAGATCAATACATCTTGGTTAGGAGTTACATTAGATGCTACTCCACCAGCAGTATGTGTCTGCATCATATATGGTTGACCATTGCCTCTGGCATTAAATCCAAATATAGCAGCCTGAACTCTGTTCTTACTTAATCTAATATCACCAGTAGTTGCAGGAACAAATGAGTTTCTATCTAATTGTCCATCTTGCTCTAGTAATGTTACAGGATCAACAGAACTTACGTTAGAACGTATGATTAGAGAATCCTTAACCTGAACAAAGTCCTCATCCTGTACTGATATAACAAGAGGAGATTCGATAGTATTGACTAACTTACCATCTCCACCAACAACTGTAATATTCTGGTTGAATGTTACAGGAGTATCGAAGGTAGTAACTAGACTTCCGATTACATCATCCTCATCTCCATCATCTTGTAATCTAGCAGCATCTATAAATGTTTCTTCACCAGTGATAGCATTGATTCTTCTGTTACCAATATACAAGTCACCTTGTGAGTTGATTCCAGTGTAGAATACTATACCAGCATCTTGCTTCTTAGACTGTGCGTAGAAGTCTTCTTCTGGTGTTAACACAACTTCCTGTCTTGCTGGTAGACCAGTTGAATAGTTACCTGGTCCGAAACCAAGATATTCAAACGTATGGTTACCTGCTCTTGCGATAGACGGTCTTCGTAATTCAACGTAGTATCTCTGATCTGAGAGAACTGTGCTGTTACCAGCGATAGGAATTAATCTATCCTCGGACCCAGATGTTGCATTACCAAGTTGTGCCTGAATCTTATTAACACCAGTATATGTGTTATCAACAAATGCAGGTTGTAATACTAAATCTTCAACACCTTCTCTTGTTACAGAGTTCTTATAGTCATTAACTGTAACTAAACCATGAGTATAGTTATCAGCAGCAGAGTATGCTTGAGGTGGATCAATTAAGTTAGCATAAACATTCTTCTCTTCTGGAGTTGTACCATTGTTCTTAAACCAGAGAGGATCATTTCTGTAGTTAAGAGGATATAGTTTGCTAACTGGTTGAGAGAACTTAAAGTTCCTGAAGTTATTACCATTACCAGCTCCAAGAGGGAATGGTGAAATATTACCACGTAGTGCAGTTAGATAGTAAATACCATCTTGCTGACCTGCGATACGTTTCTGTAGTGTCTCGTAACCGAAGATGTAGAATGTATCATCAATGATACCAGCATCAGCAACAGACTCAACATAATATTCAATACCAGCATCATCCTGAACACGATCACCAGGAGTGATGGTGTAAACATTAGCACCACCTTGTGCATAGTAATACTCAGGATATCCCTTCTTAATTAAGGTCTTAAGTGGTAGTGATTTACCCATATCCTGATCTTCTACCATATCAGCGAAGATAGCACCTTGAGTAAATCTAGTTTGAGTGAATTCTGAGAACTCTAATTTTCCCCCGCGAATATTTTTCAGAATTACGTAATGGTCACTTCCAACTGAGTAATACGCATGAATATTAGCGATACCAGAGGAATTACCACTCCATTCTATTCTATTGGCAGTAATACTTTGTGTCTTATTGGTTATAAATGCACCACCTTGAGGTGATGTAATCTTAACTGTACGGAACTGCTCATTTCTAAGTCCAGGATAGTTCTGAATATCAATAGCATGGTCATGTACTGTTACTTCAAGGTACTTAATAGATGGATCTAATGGATCTTCTACATAACGACCACCTTGAATTGTTGCTTGAATACCACTGCTAAACTTAGCAAATGCTCTGTATTCAATACCAGCACCAGTTAGATCCTTCTTATATGGATCATATGCAGCAGACTTATTAAGACTATTATTAGTGAAATCATTATCAGTGTATCCAATGTATTCACCAGCTTGTACTGGGTTCTCGAAACGAGCACCAAATACTGTTCCACTAACAGGCTTAAGAAGTAGTTTCTGTGGAACTAACTTACGTGTATCATCAGTTCTTGTCTTAAGAACAAATCCATTAATAGGATCTCTTGCATTCTCAAGATACTTAGGAATAACGTAACGAATCTTGTATGTTCTTTCATCTGCCTCGCGAATATCCTTAAGACGCTCGTACCACATGTCAGTGGTCTTAGGTCTATCAGCATAATCTGTCTGATGAATTCTCCAGAAGATATTATTCTTCTTGATGTCATCTACCTGACCTGTAACTTCATCAAGACACCTAACATACCACTTACCACTTGATGTAGCATTATCAGTAAATCCAGGATCATACTGGAATGGTATTCTACGCTTGTTAGCAAATACATTAAATTCTTGAGTCTGACCTGAAGCAAATGTAACTGGATTTACATTGTTAATAGCATCAGCATGTGTCTCGTGAATAGTAAAGACCTTAGCATTCTGGTAACGAGCATAGAACTCAGTGTTACCGTTGATTCTACCTGTTGCAAGATCAGCAACGTTACTATTATTGTTAGTAACATAACTTGTTGATACTAGAGGTAAATCACCACCCTCAACTGCTCTAAAGAATACTCTATGAGGAGTTGTAGATGCAGAAGGTACATCAAAGATATTTGAAATATCAGTTTCAATACCAGCATTAACTGTATTAGTTAAGTTACACTTATATGTGTGAAGATCATACTTATCATCAAGAACAAACTGATAGATGTCAATCTCTACATTAGGATCAATACCATCTGTTTCAGATGCATAGATGTAGATACCAGCAGCAGCATTCTCTCTGGATGTTGCAAGCATCAACTTAGTCTGATCACTACCATTAAAGAATGTAGTGTTGTTATAATTCTCAGGTATAGTTGTTCTGCCTGGAGCAATTACATAATAAACTTGGTTAGTGTTAAATCCGTTAGGTAATCTAACAAGTCTCTTATCAACATCAGCATACTTGCCTGTGACAGAATCAAATCTTGGACGAGGAACTAATCTTACAGGAGTTCCAGTCTCAAAGTCATGAGCATTAGTTGAACCAGCACCAGTTGTATCAATAGTAAATACTGTTGCTCTTGAAGCAAGTGAAGCAGTGTTAACTGTCTGCTCTTGACGAGTAACAGATCCAATACCACTGTTGATAATGGTAGTACATACTCCAATCAATGTGTCAATAGCATTTGCTGTACTTACACACTGTAGAGATCCAGGAGCAGTTGTTGTATCCTGTGTTATAGTAGGATCAGTTGTTGGTAATGTATCTGCCCAGATTCCCTTAGTATAAGCAAAGAATAGATTAGTTGTTGTGCTTGTTTGTAAAGCATTAACTGTATTACCAGTTGTTAATCTAGAATTAATAACACCAAGTTCAATTCTTGTATTGTCAAGAATATTCTTAACATATGTTCCTTCAGGAATGTTAGAGTAGATAGGAGTAGCACCAGCTTGTAATGCACCATTAACATAAGGTGATGCACCACTCTCATCATATTCAGTAACACTCATACCAATGATAACACCTCTTGTGTCACCTACATCTACGATAGCAGATCCAGCATTAGTACTGCAATTAAAGTAAAGAACATCAAAGTTCCTCATAGCAGCAGTTGCTACTGAACCTGTGTACTCGTAAGCATCAATAGTTTCTGATTTCTCAGCATCAATGAAGTCTAAGTTGTTACCAACGAAGTAAGATTCACCTGCCTGAATACTGTTGATGTTACCACCAAGTCTCAAGTCATTAACAACAGCATCTGTAATGAATGCGATGTCTCTGAAGCACTTGGAAGACTCATTATTAAGAGTGAAGTCTCCTACGTTAATTGTAGGTAATGCACTGATATTACCAGCAGTAATAGACTCTGTTATAATATCGTATAGTGTCTCTAGTGACTGACGAACATTAGCACAATCCCACTCACCACTGCTTAGTGATGGTAGAGTATCTAATGTACCTGCCTTCAATGAATCACCAACGATACCAATCAATGTATCGACAGTAGCAAGGACATCAGAACAATTACCGAATGAATATGTAGATGGATGTGTTATCGTTGCTGCTCTTGGATAAGCGTGCTTAGTAGCATTGTTATCTGTAGCACATGTGAAGATTAAGGACTCAGTTCCTAACTTAATGCTTGTACCAACTGCAAGTGAATGAGAACCAATGGTTAGAACCAAATCTCCTGTGGTTGGGTTGTAATCAGCAGCAGTAGGTGTGTGACTTACAGCAGCAGTAGTTCCAACATTAACTTTAATTTCATTTGTGCTCTTATAAATTGGACCGCTTGAAGCAACAAATGTATGAGCATGTTGTCCATTATCACCTGCCTTACCAACAAATACATCAAATGTATTCTGTGTTACATTAGAGACTGGTAATAACTTAGACCAGAAAGGATCTGTTGCTCTTGGATATGTCTTATTAGCAGTATTACCATCCTTAGCACATGTGAATGTCAATGAATCAGGTGTAATGAATATAGAATCATTTGCTTTCTCAATTCCATTAGCAACAGCAGATACAAATGTATGAACTGAACTATTGGTAGACTCTGTTCCTAACAATACATTGATAGTAATGGTATCAGCAGTTGTACCTTGAATATTCAACCACTTACCAGATACAGGATCAGCAGCACGAGGATATGACTTAGCATTACCTGTTGGATTAGCAATACCAACGTTAACTGTAATAGTTGTGGCAGTTACAGCAGTAATAGCAATGTTCTGTCCAGACTGAGGATCAGTTGCTCTTGGATATGAATGATTAGTTGCATGAGCATCAGCATCACAAGTAAATGTAACACCACCGTCTGCAATCTGAATTGTATCAGCAGTTGTAAGACTGTGAGTACCAAGAGTAATCACCATCTCACCATTTACAGGATTATATGTTGTACCAGACTGTGCTGTGAAGTTTAATCCACCAGATGAAATAGCATCAGCAACACCACTTACAAATATGTGAGTACCAGTAGCAGCATTACAACTGAATGTCAATGAATTATCAGCAATTCTTATGCGATCACCATTGAAATACTCATGACCAGGAATAGTAAGAACTAACTGACCTGATGTTGGATTGTAAGTAGCATCAGTTACAGTATCATATGTTGTTTCTTTTAATCCATGATTAGCAACGTTCAATGTAAGAACACCAGTTGCAGGATCATATGCTGTACCAGCACCAGGATTTCCTAGTGAACTTGATATGTTTGTGTTAACAATATCAATTGACTTATTGTAGAATGGATCTGTTGCTCTAGGATATGCCTTAACAGTCTCGTTATTATCCATTCCACAAGAGAAGAATAAAGACTCTGGTTTAATTCTAATAGACTCTCCTACATTAGGACGCAACTCATGCATTCCTATATCTAGAGTTAACTCACCAGTTCCAGGACTGTAAGTTGCATTTCTAACATCATGCTCTACAAGAGGTGATGTACCAACATTAACTGTAATTGTTGTTGCATCTTTAGCAACAATAGGAAGAGCATTCTGTGATGCTGGATCAGTTGCACGAGGATAAGTCTTAGTTGCAGTGTTGCCATCCATTGTACATGTGAATGTCAATGAATTATCTGCTATTCTAATACTTGTTCCTGTTGCTAATGAATGAGCACCAATTGTTAATACTAAGTCACCAGTAAGAGCATCATAAGTAGCACCTGTTGGAGTGAACTGAACTATAGGTGATGCACCAACATTAACTGTGAATGTATCAGTTGTAGTTGCTGTAATTGCTATTGTTTGTCCTGATTGTGGATCAGTTGCACGAGGATATGTGTGATGAGTTACATAATTATCCATCTCACAAGCAAATGTCAATGAATCATTAACAATTGTAATTGTGTTGGAAGTAGTTAATCCATGACCAGCACTTGTAAATGTTAATAAACCAGTAGCAGGATCATATCCAGCTCCAGTTGGAGTGAATTGTGCTCCTGTATTTGCTGTTACAGCATTGTTAGATGCACTTACAAACTCATGTAGATAGTTACCACCAGTAGATACAGCACCAGAAGTAGCAGATGAGAATGTATGTAGATAGTTACCACCACTTACAACTGCTCCTTTAGCAGCATGTGAGAATGTATGTGGATAGTCACCACCAGATGTTACAGAACCAGTAGATGCACTATAGAATGTATGAACTGACTTATCAGGAGAAGGTCCAACATTAATTGTAATTGTACTTCCTGTTACTGCACTGATTTCTAATGCAGTATCGTATGCTGGATCAGATGTTGATGTAATTACTTTACCAACTCCACCTGCACCAACATTAACTGTTAATGTATTAGCAGTAGTTGCTGTAATTGATATCTCCTTTCCAGAAACAGGATCTGAAACTCTTGGATATGAATGCTCAGAGAAGTTATCATCTTTTGAACATGTGAATGTCAAACTGTTATTAACAATCTGAATCTTATCACTGGTTGTTAATCCATGACCAGTAATAGTAAGAACTAAATCACCTGACTGAGATGTGTATGATGCATCAGTAACAGTGAAAGAATTAGAACCAGATGTTACACCATCAGCAGATGCACTTACAAATGTATGTGCATAGTGATCTGTAATATTAGCCCAACCAGCAGCAGTTCTAACGATACCAGAAAGATTACCTACGTTACCATCAGTTCCTATTGCCTGAACAATGATACCAATCAAAGTATCAACGTCAGCAACAACTGAACCGCAATGTGGTAAGTTAGCAGGTAGATCCCAATCCTCTACGATTGTTAGATCCTTAGTCTGAGTTAATGGGTTGTTACCATTAACACTAACTGTTACGTTGTTGAGAACTTCAACGGCGATGTTCTTAACTTCTGTGAACACACGAGCGACTTCATCACGCTCTGCACTCTGAATAATTTGAGGATATACTGTACCATTGAAGTCATTTGTGATATATCCTTCAGCAACATCATAAGTCTTGGCATTACCACCAAACTTAACATCCCATGTTACTTCTCTTAGTATATCATAAACGTCATCAAGACAATCCTGCATTGTATTACCAGCAGAAGGAGTATATGCAGGATATGCTACCTTCATTCTCTCATATGCTTCTCTAGCAATAAATTCTTTGTTTGCAAGTATCAAATCATGTGCATCAGCGTGCATGTTAGATACGATTGCAGGATCTCCAACCTTATCAAGAGTAATAGTCTGATCCTTAACATAGTATAGGTTGTTCAATGAACGATTCATCAAAGCAGCAGCACGTTTAAATGCTGTGATCACTGGATCAACTTCTCCTTGAACACCATTACCTAGTAATGTGTTACCATCAAAGTACTCCTTAGTAGCAGCGATAGTAAATTCATTACCACCGAACCACAAGTCTTGTGCAACAGCATCAACAAAGATACCCATGTCTCTACGACACTTAGCTTCACCTGTTAAGAATGTTCCTGCGTTCTCTACTGGCATACCAGCAAGAGTACCATTAGTAATGGCATCTGTTACGATAGTACCAAGTGTTACGATTGCTGACTGAACATCAGAACATAAAGCATCATTAGAATTATTAACTGTATTACCAGCAAATGTAATTGCATTAGCAGATGCACTTACAAATGTATGAACCTCATTTGTGAACTTTGCCTTACCAACATTAACTGTGATACTATTAGTTGTAGTACCAGTAATAGCAATATATTCTTCGTATGATGGGTCACTTGTACGAGGATAACTCTGATTAGATACTGTTCCTTGATAGTTACAACTAAATGTGATTGATCCAGCAGCAATATTAATTGTATTGCCAGTACTTAATCCATGACCATTAATGGTTAGAACTAAGTCACCTGTAGCAGGATCGTAAGTAGCATTAGAAGGAGTAAACTGTTGCTGAGTCTGACCATAAGGTGATCCAGGAGCATTATCAGCAGTGATAGTTAAATCCTTATCATACATTGACTGTGTAACTGCCTTTCTCATTTGAGTTACAGCAGCATTAAGAGCAGTTGTGTACTGAGTCTGCTCTCCAACAAAACCATTAACGATTGGTGTTGTTGTATCAGAGAAATATTGCTGTGCAAATGCTCTTGTATGCTTGTTACCAGTGGTATACAAGTCAGTAGCAACAGCATCTATAAAGATTCCAATATCTCTAAAGCACTTCTGTTCATGTACTCCACCAGAACCATTGTTGATCTCTGTTGGTAGAGAGTTAAGATTACCAGCAGTAATTATATCTGTTACAATAGTACCTAGAGTATCAATAGTTGCTTGTACATCAGCACAATTTATTGATGTATTAAATTGATTATCTGTATTCTCACCAAAGATTACAGAATCAATAGCAGCTCTCACAAATGTATGTGATGCTTGTGGAAGATGCTTAACTGCATTGTTTGAAGCAGATACAAATGTATGAGCAGTATTTGGTCTGTACTCAACAGCATCAGCAGATGCAGAGACCCAAGTATGTGCTTCGTTGTTACTACCAGTACCAACACCAACGTTCATTGTGATCCAACCATCTTGTCTGTCTACACCATTTGAAGTAGCAGATACAAATGTATGATTGAATTGACCAAATGATCCTGCTGCACCAACGTTAACATCGAAGGAGTTAGCAGTTACATTACTTACAGAATACCATCTACCACTAGCAGCATCGCTAGTACGAGGATAAGTATGTGTACTTGAATTATTATCCTTATCACATGTGAATGTCAAAGAATTATCAGCGATCTTAATGTAATCGCCATTTGAGAATCCATGTGTAGGAATTGTAAGAGTTAATAGTCCACTTGCAGCTGTGTATGCAGCATTAGTAACTGTATGCTGAGTAGAACCAACATTAGTAATTGTGATAGACTTACCAGCAAACGGATCAGTACCTGGTCTTGGATAAGATCCAGTACCACCGCCACCAAATCCACAACTAAAGGTTAATGAATTATCTTTAAGAACAATGCTTCTACCAACACCAATACCATGCTGACCAACATTTAATGTCAAGATACCAGTTGAAGGTTCGTATGTACCATCAGTAGGAGTGAAGTCTCTATTAGTACCAGCAGCATTAATATTAACTGTGATAGTACCATTAGTATAATCTACTGCTGTAATAGTAGCAGACTTACCTGAATACTCATCAATACCAGAACGAGGATATGAATGGTTGGTAGAATTACCGTCCATTGCACATGTAAATGTTAATGAGTTATTATCAATAACAATTCCTTCACCAACTGCTAATCCATGAGTACCAATTGTTAGTACAAGATCACCTGTAGCAGGATCGTAAGTAGCATTGGTAGGAGTAAACAACTCATCAGCACCAGCATTACCAATGTTTACAGTAAGAGTATCTGCTGTTACAGATGTTATCTGAACATACTTCTGATAGTTTGAACTTGCAGATGTTGGATATGTCTTCTGACTTGCATTACCATCCATTGCACATGTGAATGTTAATCCATTCTCAGCAATATTAATGCTGTCATTAACACTCAATCCATGACCTGCAATAGTTAATACAAGATCACCTGATGCTGGATTATATGAAGCATCTGTTGGTGTAAATCTTTGTGGTTTCTGTCCATAAGAAGAACCAGGAGCAGTATCAACAATAGTTAAATCTTTCTCGAAGAGTTGGTTAGTAACCGCCTTCTTCATTTCTTCTTTTGCTTGAGCAAAAGCAGCATTTGCTTCTGCCTCTTCACCCTCAACACCATTTGTTATAGGTGTAGTAGCATTCTGGAAGTACTCAGCAGCAAATCTGTAAGTATACTCATTACCTTGAATAAACAAGTCAAGAGCAACAGACTCAACAAAGATCTCAAGGTCTCTACGACACTTAACTTCACCTAACTCACTGACATAACTGGTTTCTGCTGGAAGACCAGACAAATTACCAGCAGTAACAACGTCAGTAATAATAGTTGTTAAAGTATCAATAGCAGCTCTTACATCAGCACAAACTGCTGGATCTGTATTAGGAACATTAGCACCACCAGCAATATAATCTGCTGGACCTGATGTTAGAGTAAGATCCTGAACTGCTAATTGGTTACTAGCAGCAAGTTTCATCTGATCCCTTGCTTGATTGAATGCATAGTTTGCTTCTGTCTCTTCACCAGATAGTGAGTTACCGAAACTAGATGCAAACTTACGTGCATATCTGTTACCACCCATGAATAAGTCAAGGGCAACAGCATCAATGAATATACCTGTGTCTCTTCTGCACTTAGCTTCATACTGAACATGATTAGGATATGCAGTAAGAGTATTAGACCATACTGTATTGACTATGGCATCCTTATTCTGTAATATTAAACGATAACCATCAGCATATCTGGATGAAGGTGTTGTTGCAGCATCTCCAGTATGATAGAAATCTGGATACTGTACTGCAATATTACCAAGACCACGATCTACAATCCAGTCTTTGTTCTGCATAATCAAACGATATGCATCAGCAAATCTTGATCCATCATCTGTCTCAGGATCATTAGGGAAGTAGAAATCAGGATGATCCATAGTAATTTGTGCTATGGCCTTATCCTTAATCTCCTTACTGTTACGACGGATGAATCTAAATGCATCACCAAATCTTGACTGAGAGTTAGTCTGTGAATCTCCAGGACTATAGTAATCTGGATGATATACTGCTACCTCAGCAACAGCACCATCAAGAATATACTCTCTGTTTGCTACAATTAAGTTCCTAGCATCTTTGTTACGACTAGCAGAACTTGTAATCTTATCTGAGTAAAGTGTAACACCATTAGTTGTTGCACTTACAAATGTATGTGTATATGAACCACCAGAAATTACTGCACCAGCAGTAGCAGATACGAATGTATGTGGATACTGATCAGCAGGAGCACCAACACCAACATTAATTGTTATAGTACCATCTTGCTTCTCAATACCATTATTAGTTGCTGATACAAATGTATGAACATACTGGTCATCAGCAGGAGACTTACCAACACTAACTTCAAATGAGTTTGTTGCTACGTTAGAAACTGGTAACCACTTTCCTTGATATGGATCTGTTGCTCTAGGATATGAATGGTTTGTAGCATTATTATCTTTGGAACAACTGAATGTTAAAGATCCATCAGAAATCTTAATAGCACTGTTTGCTTTCTCAACACCATTAGCAGATCCAGATACAAATGTATGAGTGTAATCACCAAGTGTTGTAGATCCTACATTAACATCGAATGTATTTTGTGTTACATTACTAATTGAAATCCACTTGTTACTTACTGGGTCAGTTGCTCTAGGATATGTCTTCTGTTGTACACCACCATCTTTCAAACATGTAAATGTTAAGGAGTTAGCAGCGAATCTTACTTGATCACCATTCTTATATCCGTGGTTAGCAACAGTAACAGTCATAACACCTGTTGAAGGTGTATAAGCAGCACCAGTTGCAGTAGCAGATGATGGAGCTGCCAATCCATGACCAGCAACAGTTAATGTCATACTACCTGTAGAAGGAGTATATGTTGCATCAGTTACAGTAGCAGATGTAGATCCAACTGCTGTGATTGGAATTGCAGTACCAGCAGTAGGGTCAGTTCCTGGACGTGGATATGCTGTAGGAGTAACATTACCATCCTTAGTACATGTGAAGGATAGTGAACTATCTGCTAATTTAATAGATGTTCCAGTGTTTAAACTATGAGTTCCAAGAGTAAGAACCATATCACCAGTAGACTCATTATATGCTGCATTAGAAACATCAAAGTTTACTATAGGAGATGCTCCAACATTAACTTTAATAGTATCTGAGGTTACAGCACTAATTGGTAACTTCTTAGTAAATGATGGATCAGATGGACGAGGATATTTCTTCTGAGAAACATTATTATCCATTGAACATGTGAATGTCAATGAATCAGCAGCAAATCCAACTGTATCTAATGTTGTATAACCATGTCCAACAATGGTGAGTATCATATCACCAGTAGCAGGATCATAAGTTACATTAGAAGGAGTATAAGATGCACTGATAGCATTTGCAGGGTCAACAGTAATAGTCTCATCTGTTACTGTTAATAGATTAGCAACTGCTTGCTTACAAAGATCTCTTGCTCTATTGAAAGCATAAACTGCTTGTCTTTCTTCACCAACTACACCATTTGTGATTGCTTGACCATCACCATCAAAGAATGTCTTAGTTGCAGAAATAATATTAGCGTTACCACCATCTCTTAAATCTTCTGAGATAGCATCAACAACATATCCAATGTCTCTCTTACACTTAGTCTCAGCAGAAGCATGAGAAGGATATGTATCTACGGTCTTCTGCCATGCAGTATCAACAATCTCTTGACGGTTTGCCTGAATTAGATCACGAGCATCTGCATATCTATTTGCAGCAGGGTCTAGACCAGGATTTACATAGGAAATATTTTTTAGATCTGGGTATTTCTCAAGAATATATCCAAATACCTCTTCTTGGATCATGCGTCTGTTGCTTTCAATCAAATTAGCAGCATCAGCATATGTGTTACTAATAGACAAACCAGAAGGATTGAGGATTGAACCATTAGCAATATACTTAATAAATCCTGTTGGTGCTAAAGTTGCATCAAAGAACTCATCAGTACCAGTAGCAGGATCAAGTTTTACATGTAATTTCTCATTACTTCTAGCACCAACTCTATATCCTGTAATTGTTGCAGCAGGACGGTTAGTTGGTGTTGTAATATCATCACTACCTAAGAATAACTTAGTATAGTTGTTAGAATTTTGAATTGTTCCCTGAATATCAACAGTATAGTACTGAACTTTCTCTACGTTAGCAGAACTATCAACAACCTGTTGTGGAGGAACGATGTCAGTAATATATCCAGCCTTATCTTGGTTGAAGGAATATCCCTTATGACCGATAGCATGTAATGATGTATTACCGAAGTTACTGTTAGAGTTGGTGATACTCATGTCACCACCACTTTCCATTAGGAAGTGATCAGCGAAACCAACAGCGAAGATACTAACACACTGAATAAATGCGTCTTCAGATGCACGAACGTGGAAGTTTCTCCACTCATCCTTCCAATATGCATCACCTTTAGTGTGATATGTTGTTGTAGCAAATGCGTCTGTTAAGGATGCTTGGTTGAATGTATCAGAATACTCATCATATCTAATGAATGATCTGTCGTCTTGCTGTAGTGATACACCAGTGTACTGTGCAATAACAACTGACTTAAATCCAGTTGCTTTTAGACCATTAGCCCAGATACCACAAATACCCCATGTTGAACGAATGGAGCAGTTAAAGACGTATGGAGATGCAGATTCAACAGAGTCAACCTCAGCAAGAGCCTGACAATTCTGTCCTAATGCAGGAGTTGTATCTACACTAATTGTTTGACCTGATGCTATATTAGTACCAATAGCACTTGTTACAAATGGAACCTCGTATTTGAACTTACGAGCATCACCTGATATATTAATTTCTTTAACTTTAAATATACCTTCTAATACATCATCAATCTCTGTATTAGAAATAGCAACATACTGATTAACAAAATATCCATGATCAGTCTTAGTTGTTACTTCAACCTCTGTTGTTGAAGGAGGAATAGAGGGATCAGTAGTTTGATCAGTAAACTTAAGTGACTCAATAACACGAGAGTCAGATAAAGGACCAACAATTCTGTTCTCTTGAACTCTCTGATCAAATTCTCTTAGTATCTCACCACTTGGAGTAGTTGTGAAATCATCAATAGTAGGTTGATACGCAGAAAATGCCTTAGCAACCTTCTGATAATAAAGACCTAACTCTTCTGAGTCAGCATATTCAAATACAGTTAGTTTATGGTGAGAATAATTAGGAGCAGCTTTCTTAGTGAAATCAATTGGATCATAATAAACTTCACCAGTACCAGCAGAACTATTATAAAGAGGAGATTCAGATGTTGTCTGACCATCTTTAATAGTAAATTGCCAGAAATAGCAACCACCAGTAACATTAAAGAGAGCAGAACGAGGTGTTAATGTATTAGCAGGATCGGGAACATATAGAGGACGGACTGTAGTTCTACGAAGATCGTAACCAACAAGAGAAGATCCACGAGGAATGATTGCACCACCCTCAGTGTTGTTAAACTTATAGAAGATATTATCAGGATTAGAAACGTCTAATATTGAATTATCAGTCCAAGCATTATTTGCTTGATCAAATCCAAACTGATCTATACCACTTACATCAACTAAACCTGGTCTATTATCAATATAATGGATGCCTGGCATCAGCATTATAGTGAATTGGTCGAACCTGTCGTTATTAGTCGTACCTGGGGTGTATGAATACCTAGCAATCTCAATAAAAGCACGTTGAATGCTCTTAAAGGGAGTTACTGGTGAATTACCTCTGTTTGATAATGCATCTGTTGCATTAAAGTCGTCTGGAGAAACGTATAGGTACTTACCTGTCTTACTGGTGATCAGGTTATCCAGTCTTGTTAATGGCATAATTAGTCCGCGTCTGCTAATCTAAAAATCTTCTCGATTTATTTATACTAGCAGATCCCTGAATACGACTTCGGTTCTAAAAAATTATTTCACCTGTATTTGAACCTTAGATGTAAGCATCTCTCCATTGCTTGAAACTATAAGTGTACCACTGAGCATAAAGATCAGTTCCCACTGCATGTTCTATTAGATTTCGTTTATCACACAAATCAACCATTTTATTGAAATCACCATGTGGTGTATGTTCTTCCCACAAACTTTTAGCATGTTTCCAGAACGGAGTATCATACTTAGAACCATGTGCATAATGCCATAAAAGAAAAGTCTCAATTTGCTTCATGGTATGTCTAACTCTAGCACTAACGAAATTTTTAGGAACATTACCATGTATATGATCCCATGAATATTCTGCAATATTTTTATAAAAAGCAGCAGAAGATGCTTCCATTGGTTCTATAAATCCAACTCTATTTCCATTAAGTACTGTTCTTTCACCTCTCCATATATCCTTTGCAACATAACTATCAAATGATATTTCATTTTGAGGTTCTACGCCAAAAATTTCCCTGAGATTTTTTTTCGCAATTTCTGTATCTGTTATTTCATTATTGTACAAATATCCATAGGAAGTGCTATCTATGTTAGGAATAACAAAAGTCCATCCATCAGGAGTTGCTACTGATCTAGTAAATTCTAAATCAGTTTCACCTGGTTTATTAGCAAGTATAACAGCATTTACTGGACTTGATAGAGATTCATAATCATCAGGATTATTCTTAGTTCTACCTCTACAATCAAAGATCCAATCAGCATCTATTTCTGATTCTGGATCGTCAATATTTTTCTCTACAACATCAAATAAATCTGATTCTAAGATCATTTTAGTTAATAGATTAGGTCTATAATGACATGATACAGTATTAAAAGCAAAAGTATGGAATATATCCCTCTTTGCAAATCCTTCGTAACTAATACCAAACTTTTTAGTAGCATCAAGTTTATTATGAGTATACCAACTATTATCCAATGCTATAAAAATTAACCCTGCAATATTTGGAGTTGTTCCTTGACCAGTCTCTTCTATAGGTACATTAGGATCATGATATATTGTAATCTTCTCTTGCATATTTCTACCATAAAGATGGTAGTGCATAGCAGTAATACAACCAGCAAGTCCAGCACCAACAATTGCTAATTTCTTTTTTCTTGGTTTCTTTTTCTCAGGTTCTTTAAAACCATATAAAAAACTTTCTCTTGAAAGATTAGTATTCTGTATTGACATCAATCACCCCAAATTTGTATAGTATATCGAAATTCTGGTGTATCTGGAGAAACAGAAGTAACCAGATGTGGTTCTGATGAATCATTTATCACCATAACATTAGGTTCTGGCAGTATTGCTTTATAGATTCCAGAACGTTCTGTACCTTGATCTGCCCATATAAACCATCCACCAGCATTAGGATGCCATGTATCATTGAGATATATGGTAGCACCAAAAACATGGTGTTCGTCATCATGTATAGCAATACCAGAATTAGGTTGCCAAATATAAAACTGACACATTATCGTATCATGCTCTGGTACATATTTGGTAATCTGTCTTTGTATAGCATCTGTTAAATGATCAGAGACCATAGTAGTTAAACAACTACCATTTAATCCCTGCTTTAGATGAGGTTTCCATATAATATTACTAGAATTCCAGCATTGTTTAGGTGCTTTCTCATCCAATTCAGCAAGACAAGCATCATACAACTTATCTGATAGAGTATTATATACTAATTTCATGATATGCCATCAGAGGGATTTGAACCCCCGACCTTGGCTTTACAAAAGCCCTGCACTACCACTGTGCTATGATGGCAATAAAATAAGTTCTGGTAAATCGACATATCCGTGTTTTAATAAGCGATGACAATTGGCACACACTGGAGCACACTTATCTATCTCATCCTTGAGTCTAGCATAACTTGCTTTTCTTTGCAACTGTGAGATGGTTGATGTTTTGGAAGAAGCATCTATATGATGAAGTTCCATAACTTCAATAGGATACTCCTTATTACAAATAACACATGGATGTGATTTGGCATCATCAACCATCTTCTGTCTTGTTCTAAATCCAACTTGATTTCTCTTCTTTGTCTTACCGTTTTTCCTAGCCCATTCTCTCTGATACTTTCTATTTGCTTCCTTATCTTTAATTGGCATTACTATTGCCTCACAAACTCTAAGTAACCCCACTCTGAACCCCAAACTCTTTGGTTTGTGTTCACATCTTTTCCTGTGTCTAATATATGTAGTTCTTTCTCATCCAATCTAATTTGATTGATAATATAGGTTTGTTTTCCACCCCAATCAACATAACACTTACATCCTTCTGTACCACCTTGATATCTTTTCGGTCCTACTTTTCTGAATACTAGATCACAATGCTCACGAAATCTCAAATGTTCGTCAGTTATCTCTTCTACATTAGCACCATTACAATATCTCTCAGGAGTCTTGATGATCTCATGATTCTTTGTACGGAACGTACCATTATCCTCAACTATATCAATGACATACTGTAAATAAGGTCTATTCCTCATATAGTTGTATGCTTGCTCACCGTAATATCGGTTCTCACTAATTTTCTTATAAGTAACCCAAATATGGGCATAGCGTGTTGGATGACACTGTGCCTGTGTTTTATTTGAGAATACTCCTTCTAATAATTCTAAAAACTCATCCATTGAATCTAATATTAAATGATGCAGATATTCTATCACTATCACCTTCATTCACTTCAACCTTGTGATAGAGTGATGAAGGGAAGATTACAATATTTCCGTCTTTTGGAGGGAAAAAATAATGTGGACCTGACCAAGGTTTATTATAACCATGTATTTCTGCCCACTGTGTGTATGTCGATGGATTATCAAAGACTAATGCTCCCTCTGATGCTTTAATCCACAATACTCCTGACATATGTGAACCAGGATGTTGATGCTTATGATTAAAGGATCCTTTTGGATTAACATTCATCCATAGAGAAGTGAATTCAATCTCCTTATTAAAAATCTTAGTAAGTTGAGGTAGTGCCTCAGCGAGTGCTGACTTTAAAGGATTATCAAATGTATGGTAATAGTCTCTTGACTGCCATCCACCTCTATTAGATTGTGTCTTACCTTCAGGATCTTTCCCATTCTCCAACTTAACATAGTTAATTAGGTTATCTTGAATCTCCTTAAAATCCTCTATCTGAAAATGATGAAGGATTGTTGGGAAAATTGGAATTGCATTATACACTCTTCGATTCTACTTCTTTAGAAGACTTTTCAAGTTGCTCCAATGCTTTCTTTAATTCAGGAGTTTCTTCCCACTCCCAAACTTGATTATGCTGTGGATTCTTTTTTTCGATTGTATGCGTTCTTTTTACCATATCACTCCTCTTTTTCAAAAATTATAGCATAAAAAAGGAGGGGTCGCAACCCCTCCCTAAAGTATCTAATTAGCGTCTAATTAGAATACGAACTTAGCACCAAGCTTAGCACCCCAGTTAACTTCGTCATCACCAGAAGAATCTTCTGTTGTGATTCCAGAAAGCTCACCGTAGACTCCTAGTGAATCTGTAGCAGCAATGCTGATTCCTGCCTTACCAGAGAACTCACCCTCAGAACCGTCAGTTCCGTCTACAGCAACGAAAGAAGGACCGCCTTGTACGTATCCAGAAACTTTCTCGCTAAGAGGACCCTCGAAACCGATGTGAAGATCTGTAGTTGCACCAGAATAGTCTCCATCAGGATATGAGAGGTTGCTCTCAACGTTCACGTATGGACCAGCAAAAGCTGCACCAGCGAGAAGGAATGGAGATGCTGCAAGAGCAGCGATTGTTGATTTGATTGACATGATTGTTATTTAAAGTGTCTCGCAAGAATAAAAAAATCCTGCGGATGATAGTATCCCTCGACATGGGATCTGTTTCATTCAACGCAGGGTACGATTGTTTCGGGCCTTTGTCTATATTAAGTTGTGTGAAGAAATGCTTCACTCAAGTTATTTATAAGAATATCATCTTATATTGATTTGGACAACCGCCCTTGTGACAGTTTATCAACTGGCACACTAGTTCAAGAAAATTAGAGCACCTTTGATTGTTACGTCGCCAGAACCCTCTAAATCCATTGTAGTACCTTTCAATGATACAGGACCAGAACTATCTACATCAAATCCTGCTGCTGTATCAATCTTAGTACCTTTTGGTGCTGACATATCCAACTTACCTTGTGTCTTAATGTCAAAATCACCATCCCCCTCGATAGTAACTCCACCTGTTGCTTTGAGTGTACCAACACCTAATGCTTCAAGATCCATTTTACCTTCTTTTGCCTTCAATAAAACATCTCCAGCAACTGCTTCCATGTCAATTCCTCCAAGAACAGCATCAACACTAAACTTCTGACCAGATCTAAACGCAGTCTTACCTTTCATTGTAGTTACACTATAATCATAAATTCTTGGTTGAATAAATGGAGGAGCTGGAACAATACCACCAATGATCTGTTGATAGATACCACCTGTCCATTGCTTATAATCTCCAAGAACCTTATGATTTAAATGACCTGGTGAAAGAATAGTATGATTAGAACGTGGGTCAAATGAAATTTCTGTTGCTTCCTTAACACCAAACTTCATACTCTGACCTAATATAACCTTCTTTTCATTATCCATCAAATGAAGGACTTCTCCTGCTGCAAAAATTATACTACCACTTCCATCTCCACCTGCTTGTATCTTAACATCAGTACCACCTACAATTTCAACTAACTCTTCTGCTTTAATATAAACTTTCTGTGCAATAACAGTTTTCTGTCCACCTACAATATTCTCAGTAACATTACCATAACACATGATACCAAGAGCATCATCTTCATCGTCATCAGCAGAATTAAACTCCATATCAACTGGACCTTCATACTTCTGAATACCACCATTACAATGTACAGTTAATTTACCAGCACCTTTACCAACATCAGCACCACCATTAAGATTACCAGATAACAGATATATCTGTCCTACTGTATCCATATGAATGGAAGCACCACCAAGACCTGGTCCCCTTAGTATCAGTTCACCTGTAGTTGTATCAGGCCAAGCAACAGTTAAAAACTGAGACTTAGTAGATGCACATTTCCACGCAGTTTTAAATCTAGGACCATCCTCAGTTAACTGAGTCTCATCTGCCGTTGTTGGCTTCGCAATACTCTGCGGATATGTAATAGCAGCAGTTTGATTTGACATTATGGACAATCCACGTAACGACCAGTACCAACCTTAGTAGAACCAACCTCAGAAAGAGCATCAGTACCAAGACATAATAATGATGGTATCATTTTAGCACCATGTCCTGATCCACCAACTATCTTAATCTCAGGCATTTCTTCATAGGTTAATTCTCTCCTAAGAACTCTAGCACCAATAAGAAAACCATCGTCATTAATTATAGCTTCTGCAACATCTTTCTGACCATTGATCCAAATAGTTGGTGGTTCAAGATAACCACGACCAGGTAATATAACTGTAAATGAATCAATGATACAACGTCTATCATTATCAGATGCACGATTTATTTTATATCCAAATCCAGGAGATTTAACACGAATCTCTTTAATAAAACCATTTGGATCTAATAAAGGAGTTCCTATAGCACCAAAACCTTCTCCACCAATCCAGACATAAGGAGGTTCTGCCCAAGGTGAACCAGACTTTGCAACTGGAATTTCTATTATTCCACCATTACCATCAGTAATAATATCTCCTGAATTAACAACTGGAAGTTCAAAATCTTTAACAGTATTCTCTACTGTTTCTCCTTCTCCAAGATCGTAATCAGATAAATCAGTATCATCATCAACAGTAATTAAAACATCAGTTGAAGCACCTTTACCATTAATAGTAAATCTCAATGTCTCTACATCCTCTATCTCATTATCTTCTTCAATACCAATAGTTACATAAGCTTTCTTATCTTCTATTACAAAACCTCCAGATAATTGTCTACCAATAATATCACCAGCAGTAATATTTCTTCCACTCAAAGTATAATATCCAAAAGTTCCATCTTCAACATTTGATGTCACTATTTCATATATGATAAACTCTCCTTCTGGACATGTTGCTCTATTAGCAGATACACTCCATCTTTCAATAAGGTCATCATCAGGTACAGGAGTTGGATCACCACCAGGATCTAATTCTTTTATTGGTTCCCAAGGATCTATCGGACCTACAACATATGGATCTCCCTCTTCCTTCTTATCCCTTTCTGTTATAATACACTTACCAATATTCTTTATAAAATGCAAATCAACATCATCATTATCCTGCGGAGTATTATGAGTTAACTTAATAAAGAAAGTCTCATCCAACTCACTCTCAGCAGAGTATAATGTTTGTATTTCTATTGTCTTATTAATTTCATTAGCTGCAAATCCAAGTATTCCTTCTTCAGGAACATAATCAATATTCTTAGTAGCACTACCTTGGTTTTCTAAAATCTTATAATCAACTGATGATGCAATATTAGTTGCACCAGTCCTAGTTATCGTAAATTTCGCTGCCTCTCCTTCTTCAACAGTAATATCATTAATACTATAAACAATCTTATTTAATGTTGGTAATGGAACACCACCTGTAAAACCAATATTAGTAACTTCTAATGGTTTACCAGTGTATGCTTCATCACAAACATACTGTGTATAATCTGCTGGAGTATCACCAAATAAACCATCCAAATCCGAAAGAAGTTTATCTAAGAAATCTTGATCATTTTCACCATCATCTTCCTCACCCTGATTACAAACCTTTTTCTTCTTAGAACACTTTCTATCAGGACCAACACAAGTGATTCCAAGTAAATTTAAAACATAATTTATAACTCCACCAATAATATTGAGTGGTGCTGCAATTGCTCCAAGAATTGACTGCAATGGACCAAGAATAGCACTAAACAAACTATTAAGGAGTTGATTTATCTTAGAAAGGATACCATTAACTAATGAATCTATCTGACAAGCAACTGATCTATAGATCTGAGCAAGATAACTCATTAATACATTTGTCAACCACTTCATCAATCTTTCTCCAAGATCTTCCATAGAACAACCAAGTTGCTTGAGGATCTTATTGAAAAATTCTGTAACTGGTGTCAATGCATTACCAGTATCAGTTGGACGCATTATTGCATTAGTAATAGCCTTAACTGCATCTTTAAGTTTTGATATAATATATCCTTTAATCTTAGCAATGAATTTTCTTATAACTTTCATTGCTTTATTGGTGTATTTCCTAGCAACACCAATACCACTATATAATCTTCCTGTGTACTTATCTACAAGATATGTTCCTACATTACCATTACTCTTCTGAACATCCCTAAGAAAATCACCCATGATATATGTCATCTGAGTTTTTAAATCAGTATCATCACATTTCTCAGCTTTTTTAACACATACTTTAAGTGGTTCTATTACAGCACCAGGATTATCATCATTTAATCCTCTACTTACACGTAATTTATCATCACCATCTTTACTACCATCTCCTATTCCTCCAGTAGCTGTATTCTTATTATCTGATTCTCCACCTTCCCTATTTTCAGGAGGAATCTCAGCATCAGTATTTGGATCTATTTTATCAGTATCTAATGTTGTTTGAAAATTTTTAGTATCTTCTGGATTAAGATAC